CGGAGCGGCACTGACAGGTATGGTTAATTATATGCCATATGGGTCGGCAGAAGATTATGCAAACCAGCAAGCTCAAAACGAAATTGATCAGATGGAGTCGGCAATCGAAGACTTCACCACCGTAGTTGTGGGGATGCTGTCAGTCCTAGAGGTAGCAGAGCGAGCTGAGGGGGCAGTGACTCCGGATGACCAAGCAGAAGTTCAACAGTTTGTGGCAAACAATGATATGTCAGTATCTCAAGAGGATGCAGACCAATATAATTCTAGTTTGGACGAAATCGAGCAACATGCCAGCGCCGCTGGCGCATTTCTCGCGATAGCAGGATCACCCGAAGCCATCTCATTTTTGGATGCAGGGGCAAAAGAAAACAACACCCGAATCGAAGATAACGCATTCACCTACAGCTCTGCAAATCAAGCGGTTGAGTTGGCTTGGGCTTCCAGCGATACAGTGAGCAGTGTGTACCTAAACGGGACGGGTAATTTCGGTTTGGATATCTATGCCTCTGAAGCCGCAATGCTAGCGACAGGATATGATAGTCAATTTTTCAATACCGGTCCCACCGCATTGGGTTTTAATTGCTTTATGTATCAAACAGATTGTGATGAAGGTGACGGAAAATGAGCCTAGAGGAGGTTGAGTTAAACATTGGCGGGACTTCATTTAAGGGTGTTTATATTGCTATCTTGCTTAGTCTTGCGACCACCCTTGGCGGCGGAGTCTGGACGGCTAGCAGTCTATATTCCCGTCTTGAGACAGTCGAGTTACGATCAATACCAGACATAGCTCCTTTAGAGGAAACGGTTGTAACTGACAAGCAAGAGCTTCTAGGCGAGATTGAGTTAATTAAGCAACAGCTATCGGATAATGACGTAAGCCAGTTACAAGCGAAATTAGCCGCGTTAGGGGTCAACCTAGAGACGATCATCGCACAACAGGCTAAGTTATTATTAATTGATGAAAGTGTTAACGATCTTGAGAAAGAATTTGAGGCGATGAAAGCTACTGTGACTCAAGCTGAACTTGTCACAGAGAAGGTTACAGGTTTTGAATCGAAGATAATAACAATGAAGCGGGAAGTAGAAGATCTCTGGTCGGCAATGGACTACCTGAACTCTAATCCTCTAAAGTAGTTATGAAATAAGATCGTCTTTAGCAATACACAGCAAGCCAAAAAGAATACACACGCAAACAACGACCATTATTAAAGCCTTAAAAGGTAGGGGGGGAACTACTAACGAGGCGGCATTATAAAGGGTTATATGCTTACTGAGTAATGCTAAAAAGTTATGGTTAGCATGCGCCTAGAGTATGAATAACGTCACTGCAACCACTGCGACTAACAGCATTGCTTTGTTGTCAACGTGTACACTAAAGAGACCTTTGTTAAGCCATTTGCGTAGTTCAAACTTTCTTTTGATGGTCTCACCCAGTAACCTGTCGGCAAGATCGTTAGCTTCTTTCATTTTCTGTTGTAAATCCGTCATAAATCACCTTTTAGGGTTGTGCTCTAACGAAAATTCTTCTGGGTAGAAAGGTTTCGTAAGTCATTGATTTATAAGGATATCGGTAACACAACACTGGCAGTGTTGAGGTCAGCGGTTCGATCCCGCTAGGCTCCACCAAATCACCTTTTCTCTATATAAATCAACAGGTTATAAGGGTTTTCCTAGAGCACAACCCTTACGTGAAAGTGCTATGGGGTCATCAAAAACTAGGAAACAACAAACCCTTTTAGGGTTGAGCTATATCTCAAAAACCCTATCCAATCGTGATGCTACTTTCTTCTTATGCTCTTCATTTTGGTGAGTGTAACGCCCAACTGCTGACGCTGTTTTCCAACCACCTACCTCCATCAGTTCCTTCTGTGTCGTTCCAGCCATAATATGCCATGATGCAAAAGTATGTCTTAAACTGTGAAACCTAACCCACGAAGGAAGACTTGCTAAACGAACAGCTCTCTTCCACGTTTTGTTAGTCACTGAAGTCCGGTAAAAAGGTTTACCCAGAGACTTGGTAGAATCCTGAACAAATACATATTCCAGTTTTCCTTCCAAGCAAGGGTGTTCTCTTAACAACTTTTCCCTAACTTCCATCCGGTTCTGAAGCACATCCTTCGCACTTTTTGTGACAATTAAGTGGTGGGCTTCACCGTTCTTTGTATCCGTCTTTGGGATAATGATATCTCCCGAAACAGGACTCCAGTACGACCACTTCAACAGCCTGACGTTTGAGTTGCGAAGACCTGTTGCTAAGGCGAAGCGAACCATGTCAGCTCGCAGTGGATCTAACCACCGAATCAACTTAAGAGCATCCTCTGGCTCCAGCCACTCAACTCTACTCTCTTCAGTCCCCAGCTCAAACGTGGGGAAGTCCTCAAACTTAACCGCTAGCCTATCTTTGGCAAATGTACATAATGCCCGAAGATACCTTAGGTAATTGTTAATACCAGCGGCTGATAATCCTTTATCATATCTAAGACTCGTTTCCATTTTTGTCACATCAAGTGAGTTAATCGACTTAATGTCGCGACCAGCAAACATTGCCGATGTTTCATCCCACACAATTTTACGTCTAGGATTAGCATCATGTAACCGCTGGCTATACTGCATCAACTTTTTGCTATCAGGATCTCTAAGTGCCTTTGGCATTTTAGAAGACATCCACGTTAGCGTTCGATGGGCAGTCTCGCTTTTCTTGTTACCATACTTCTTCGTTGGGGTTCTCAAATATAACTGTACAGCTTCTTCAAAAGTCATAATCCTTCTCCATATATTGACTTTTCTACCCAGAAGCTTTTGCATCATACACAAAAAGGAGCTTCCGGTTTACAAAAATTATTTGCTCTCTAAGAACTTAGGATCATCCTCAGGCTCGCAAGGCTCTTCAACGTAAGGCTTGTAAACGCCTTCACCTTCAAAGTGATCACTGGCATCCATATAAGGATCATCACTGACTGCACACAACATTCTACTCATCATAAACTCCTAATAAAGCGGCTCGTTTCCGGCACTGGTGAGCCAATCCAGCAATCAAGGCAGGGGTATGCCTCGCCGTTAGGGAGGTTAGTGGGAGGGCTGATCAGCCTCAGGTTCTTCAGAGTCGATAGGTGGCGGAAGCTTTGGTTTTAATGACTCAAATTCATTCTCAACAGTAAATCTAGCCGCATCGAGCACCAAACTAATTAGCGCTATACCTTGGTTGGTATTTTGCATCTTAGATATGGAGCCTTTGCACTCATCAGACATAGCGCTTATTGAGTATTTAAGGTCGTCAATCGTCATGATGTCATTGCTGGTATTTTTTTCTTCGCTCATCTTTTTTTCCTCGCATCGTGGCGTATAAGTTCATATTTTCTTGGCGCATTAATCGCCATTCTTGCTTGAGGGACGATACGATCATTAACTAAATCGAATCGACCACATTCATTACAGGCGGGAACTCCCTTCATGAAAAATTGCGTTATCCCAACAAGGGTTATATTGATATCAAGTCCAAGCAGAATTCCCTCGTCTCCTACCTTCATCAAGTACTCGCTTACGCCAAGCTTTGAAGTGACGTTAACAAGCGCATCTTGAATTCCTCTATGATCCCGAACCCTGCGAACCCACAAACGGTGTTCAAATGATCCTTCCAGATCTTCAGGGTTAAGGTTTTCTCCGCCATAGAGGACAGAGTCAACACTACGAGTTAAGCGCAAAGCCATGGTTTAGCTCCCTAGAAAGGTACGTCATCATCTTCAAGATCGAATCCACTCGTCTGTGAAACAGGATCTGCCTGAGGTGTTGCTGGGGCTTGACCAGCAGAAGTTGTAACTTGACCGCCGGACTCAATGAAGTCTTTCAGTTTTGGCATAGACTTATCGCCAAACCAATTTCCCTTGATATGCATACACGGGATTCCACTTTGCATCTTTGCAATCATTGCCTTCCAGTTCATCCGGACCGTAGGCGTTCCTGCTCGATTCAAACCTTCTTGTAACCAGTTGATGTACTCCTGACTGATCTGCAAAAATCCGTCATAGCTATGTGCTGATTCGGGAGTAGCCCACTTATAGCCCTTATCTTCCCGTAATACTCGTAAGCGCTCTTGTTCAGCGCTAGCTTTCTCTGCGTCTAACTTGTAAAGCCGACCATTTCCACCGGCTACGTCAAAGTTGTCACTCATTGTGTTTCTCCATGCTTTATGGTTATTTGTTTAGCGCCAGTGGCTCGCCGAAACGATTCCAACTGCTCATCTTTCTCTAACACAGCCTCTTCACCACCAAGGAATTCAAAAGCCCTGCGGTAGTCAATCGGCGGATTCTTATTAATGATTTTGATAAGGGTAGATCCATTACTCACAGACCCCTTATACTTCTCACCTATGATTTTCTTCAAGCTTTCACAAGCCGTTGTGAGCGTGTCTATTGACGTCAATGTATCAACATACTTTGACTTGAGGTGGGCGATACGATCTTGAAGACGCGACAACTCATTCAGGTCAGCATCACCTGTGACCATCTCGTAGTCATCTTTAGCGGGAGGATTTATATGCTCAAGCCGACTATCTTCATACTTATACTGAGCTTGAATGTGCTTGTACCAAGCCCTGTACAGGTCTAATCGAGACACCGTGCCTTTTTCAGGCTGGGGCATGTACTTGCGAGATAAGAGTTCGGTCAGGAAGTCTTCCTTTCGCTCAACTCTTTCAAGCGTGTACTGAGGCTCTACAGTCTCGTTCTTTGCCAAGTAGCAAATGAAGTCACACCAGTCCACATCTAGAACTTCCATTTGCATGTACACTTGCATTAGATACATCGAGCGCTTTTTATCAAAGATGGAGTAGGGTTCTTTCGTGTAATGCGGGTACGGGCATTTTATTTCTACAGCTCCGTCCAACCCTACCAGCCCATCAGGGCTTGCGGCTATAAAGTCATAGTCCCGATGAACAACTAAACCAGTTTCCTCAACTTTATAACCTTGAAGATCCTCAAGAAAGATTCGGGCATGATCTTCCATCATCTGTCCGTGAGCCACAGCCGGTACTACCACGAATTCAGACTCAGCTCCAGACAGTGCGCGGACTTCTTGCCGCACAAGATCCTGAGGTTTCATGTAAGGGTGCTTACCCTCTAAGGCGGCACAGACTGAGGCTTTTATTTTACCAGCCCTAGCTAGATGCCACTCAGGGCTTCCTTGGATCGCAAGACTCATTTAACTTTCCAGCCCTGCTTCTTGCAGATACTTGCCCAGCGCTTTGGTTGCCCGTCTTCTAGACCCCTGTTGTCAAGACCGCGAGTAAATCTAAGATAGATTCTTTTGCCAGCCTCTGCATTCTCAGCTTTAAGCAACTCCGGCAGAGCATTTGCCCAGATCTCCTCGACTTGATCTAGATCAGACTGCTTAACTGATTCGCTAGGGGCATCGTCTCTGGTTGTTGGTGCTGGTGGAGTCTTAACCGCAGAGTCCAGCCATAACTTATAGCCCAGCCCGAACTCACCCAGAGCCTTCACTCTAGCGCGTTGCTTTGCTACATTGATCTGCATCGAATTGGGATTGACTATGGCTTTACCTCGCCGGTGTACAGGGAGGTAGGTGATATTTGTGTGACCTTCGACTGTCATTTTACATCTGACTTCAGCGGAGCCGTCATCAAAGTAATGGACTTCTCGTCCAGTGGGGTCTTCGGAAAACTCCCACCTGTATTCTGGATAGTTGTCCATCATCATCTCATGGGCTTTCATCCATGGAAGATAAAGAAGAACAGTATTGTCTTCGGTGACTTCTTCTTCAGTGCAGAAGTCTTTGACAGCTACGTTAGATAATTTTTTCCAAATGTGTGCGCGAGTTATCTTTTCCATGTCTTATCCGTTTATGTTGATAAGACTCAAGTATAACCATCTTAATTGCAGAAAACAATTAATTCATGCAATAAATCATTTAATATGAGAGAAAATCATTCGATCTTCTTATTAGCTCTGAAATTTATGAGCGACAGAACATTATTTGCGACCTTGTCGTTCGGGGAGACTGAATGTGAGATATCGTGCTTGGTGCAATTTTCGCGAGTCGTAATAGACGCTTTCATTCCCCTTGCCAAGAGGTAAGCATCAACGCCCAACATGGCTTCGAGCGTAGATACGACTGCTGGCGTTCGGTTCTTGGGTTCATGGGTCCACCACTGCATCTCATCGGTAAGTGCCGAAGGCTCTGATGGCAATTGGTTGCCGTTTGAAGGCTCTATTGGCAATTCGTTGTTGTGGTGCAAATCTTTCCATCTGCCATGTCCATACGGACTCATGTTTATATTTGCGCCGTCTAAAATTATATCTTTCATATTAACCCTTGACCTTATTGTTATTGTGACCATAACTGTTGTGGGCGTAGAGCAAGCTCTCAAAGCACTGAGTATGGAGAGGAGGTACTCTTTGTTTTTATTTCAATACATTCGCAAAATCGAGTAGAAACTCAGTTTTACTTTCTTCCTCATACAGCATGACCATTAATTTACTAAACTGATCGTCTGTAAGTCGCACATTATTCTCGTTCTCATATCCCCTAAGGATTCCTGAGAGTCTGGCTATCTTTTTCCCACTTAAGCTTGCAGTGGCGGATCTTGTTGAACCATTGATCCACTCGTCAATATCAATGTTATACAAATCCCGAACTCTAAGAAGAGCTTTCTCGTCTCT